CATCGTTGCGACGAGCGTTCCATCCGGTTTGATCCAGATCGCATAGTCGGTACCGGCCGTAAGCGCCGGCATGGTGACGGCCATGTCGGCGGCAAACTGGTAAAGCTTGCCGTAGACCTCGACAACCGTTCCCGCCTTGATGCTGATCGTGCCGTCCCCGGTTTTCTTGAAGGCCGGAGAATAGCGGTCGAGCTTGCGGAAGACGTTGGGGATGGCGGCATTTTGAAGAGCGAAGCCGGCGAGATCGATTGAAGCGTTTATAGCCACTACATTGTCGTCGTCTGCACCATTGGCAATATTGACGACCCCGATGAGGTGGTCATTCACACCATCGTATATATACCGTTTCAGCATTCCGGCAGTCGCCGTAGACACCCATACGGTTCCAGGCACCGCATAGCTCGGACGAGCATTGCCCGAATGCGAGGACTGCAACGCCTCGAAGCTATCATCTATTCTGGTGGCCATCGTTGTCGGCGTGACCGGCCCGATCAATGGCACACTAAAATTGGCCGCTTGGCTCATTGCACTGATCCATATCCTTTCGCGACATAATCGAACGTGCGGGAAACCGATGCCCCGCCCGCATTCTTGAACTCCATGTGGAACCCGGCCTCGCCTTTGCCGGTGATGTCGTACGTGTCCCCGGTTTGCATGCCCTGGGCAGCGATCGAAACACCCTGCAGATGCCGGTAGGCGGGCAAGAAGGAAATCGTCATCCCGCCCACAGGGATCGCGATGTCGTTGCCGGCAATGATACGATCCGGCATGTCGACCGAGACGGTGATGGTGGTTACGACCGGCGTTACGTCCAACTGGCGGCTTTCCAGCACCGCTCGGAAGCGATAGGCCCGTGCCGATACGTCACCGGTAACGAGGGGCGCCCAATCCGACCAGGCCGGTCCACCGGCCGGATCGTCGGCCGTGGTGGAAATCTCGACGTTCAGATCCCACGAACTGCCGACGTCGCCGTACCAGTCACCACGGCCGAACGCATCTTCCAACGCGAAGAAATCATCGCTCGACCATTCGCCATGGACATTGATGTCGGCGGATACCCGCGCCGTGTAGGTTTCACCGAGATCGATGATCTCCGCGAAATCGTAGGTGCCCGACGACTGGTAGCCGCCATCGGCAAGAAAGAAGTCGCCCACCCCGAAGAAGTCGCCGAGCGCGAAGAGATCGGAGGTGACATCGAGGCGCAACGCGGAACCATCGAAATAGGTGCCGTCCTTTGCTCCCGAAAACGGAGCTTCTTCCTCACGGGTCTCAACGGCGTTGAAGCTGGTCAGCCCGTCGATCGTGTTGACGATGATGGCCGCGTGCGCGGACTGCAGGCCGGAATAGCTGATCGCTTTGATGAGATAGGTACCGCGCATCGGCGGTACTTGTGCCTGCGAGACGGTGACCGGAGAACGCAAGACCGATGCCGACTTCCATGTGACCAAGGCGGACGGCGCCGGCGAATAGCGAATCTCGTAATGCGAAATTCCGGTGCTTTCAGGGATCGCATCCCACTGCAACGTCGCCAGATCGCCGGTGACAGCGATCACAAAGCCGGACACGTCGGCCGGCGCCGTTGCGAAGATTGCCGCATTGACGACATTGGTCAGCCAGCCTGAGAGCTGCTCGTCGTCGAATATCGCGCGGATGCGGACATCGTAGGCGCCGGCCGGAAGTGCGGTCAGGTCACATGCCGCAGCGGAAACGGTGATGATCTGCGACCACAGATCCGATCCTTTCGGCGCATACTGCAAGATGTAGCCGCTCACCCGGCCGGCTGATGGCGGCAGCCAGGAGAGATGCAGCACCGACGTCGGCGGCGCCGTCGTCCAGATTTCCTCCATGAAGAACAGCGTCGACGGCGCGTAGGAGCGATAGTCGACCAGCGGCGGAACGTGACTGTCGAATGCCGGAATGGCGCCCTTGTCGGCGTCGAGGATGGCGGGCGCGTCGTCGACCAGTTCGAGCCGTGCCGTCAGGTCCTTCTGCGCCGTGATGCCTTTAACGCGCAGAACGACGCTTTCCTGTCCATTCTCGCCGAACATCAGCAGGTCGCCGCGCGCCGGCAGGCCGCCGACGCCATCGAGGGCGAAGGTCGAGAACTCGCCGTCGGCGCCGGTGACGGTGCGCACCAGTGTCGAGCCGTCCGCCAGCCGGAACCGCATGGAATAGGTCTTGCCTGCTTCCATCGTCAGCGCGTCGTCGATCGTCACGACGTCCGGCGCCGAGGACACGGCTCTAACGCGGGCAGCGCCCAGCCCCCAAAGAACCACGTCATGGTTGACCATGACGCGGTCGCCGCGTGTGCAGACGAGGTGCTCGAAATCCGTTGAGAGCGTGTAGGTCTCGCGCTGCAGCCGCAACTGCGCGATATGATAGCGGCCGTGCTTCCAGATCAGGTCCTTGTCCGTGATGCCGGGAAAATCCAGCCCTTCGAACTTGGTTGCGTTAGCGGCGCTGTAGCCATCGTCATAAACAACGCGCTCGTCGTTGAGATAACCGTTGTCGCGATTGATGAAGGAGACGCGGAAGCCGTGCGGCAGGTCGGCATAGGCGCGATCCGACGAGAAGTTCCATGAATTGCGCGGCGTGAAGTGCTGGACGATCGGCGATCCCTTCACATCCCACACCACGCCCCATCGGCCATCTCGCAGCGTCACGGCGGCGCGGCCGGCGGCGGCGATCATGGTGAGCGTGTCGTAGACCGACTTCTGTTCCGTCGCGACATATTCGAAGGTGAAGGCGTTCGCCACACAGAAGGCGTACCAACCCTGGAGGCTCTGCAGATCAATCTGAGCGTCGGCGGCCGGCCGGGCGTTACCATTGCCCTGCAGGGCATCGCGGAAATGGTCGGCCGGCCAGCGCGTAGTCCGGTTCGCGACCCACGCCGCCCCGTTCCAGGCGCGAATGCGCGGCTCGGCGATGCAGTTCAGGCGATCGACCGTGCCAGACAGCTCTCCGGTCGCCTTGATCCGCAGGTCGATGATCGTCAACGGCTTTGAGAAGTTGAGGACCGACACCGCGCGACGGCCGCGCACGGCGCTCCAATAGCAGGTTTCGGAAACGGGGTATCGTCGCCGCTATAGTCACCACTGACCTTCCTGACCGAGACGTCGTATTTTCCTTGGGCGACCGCGACGGACAGCGTACGACGGACGGCCTGCGCGGAGGCTGCCGTTATCGAAACGGTGCCCATGGACACCCATGCACCAGTGCCGGCGACCGCGTACCGAGCCTCGACGGTGACCGTGTAGTTTACGCGTTGGCCGTCCTTCTTCTGATAACGCACGACACCAGAGGGAAAGCTGATATCGACAGAGATCTCCGAGATCTTGTCGGCGGTCGTGCGCTGCGACCAACCATCCGAATTCTGCAGGAGGATGCTGACGCTTTCCTCGTAGACCGGCTGCGTATAGTACATCGGCGACTGGACGAGGTGATTTTCGATGACCTCATAGGAAGCATCCGCGAACTTGCCGATCGGTGTTTCTCCGATCTTGATGTCCGATATCGCCATTGGTCCGTAGCCGACGCAAAAGATCATGCGCAGATACTGATCGTCACCGGAAAGCTCCGTGTATTGCCCGGATGCATAGGGTGGCGAAACCCGATGGCGGCCGAAGATGTAGGGGATCGCGCCATATTGCGTCGCCGTGTTCTGTGAGCCGCCGATGGAATAGAGCGTCTTGGTGGTATCAGCCGCCTGCACCGAGGGTTTCGCGACCGGGAACAGAGCATTGATGGCGAGCGATCCGGCCATGGTGATGCCAGCGCCGATCAGGCCGGTAGCTATGGAAAATGTCGTGGTCCCCGCAGTCAGGCCGAGCAGGCTGGTGGCAATGATAGGCGCGACGAACAAGGCCGCGATCGAGACCACGATCGCCAGCACGCTGCGAAGGGCATTTTTCCCCGGAACCGCGACGATGGTGACGGTGACACCCGGCTTGATGCGGACGCGGGGCCAGCGGTCGGCCGGCACAGCGTGACCGCCAATCGAGACGTGCAGCGCCTGCGACGGCCGCATGTGGAAAGCCGAACGGCACTCCTCGACGATCTCGGCAAGGCTCAAGCCGGCCGCAAGCCGCAGATGATGCCGCTCCTGCCGCAAGGGCGACGGACGCAGGAAGACATCGACGCCGTCGCCAGGAGCAATGATATCGCCGGAAAGGCCGCGCTCGATCAGCATTCGCCCATCCTGAAATAGCCGACGATGCGATTGCGCAGGTGCATGGCGTCCAGGCGCTCGATGGTGGACGGTCCCGGTCCCTCCGCATGCAGCGTACGCCCGCCGTCGAGATAGATGCCGACATGATTGTGGTGGCGGCCGTTGCGCATCAGCACGACGTCGCCCTCGCGCGGGGCGTCGATCTCGATCCAATGACGCTCACGCTCGACGTCGACCAGCGGGCCGATGCCCCGCGGCCGAAACTCGCGATCCTGCATCTCGGCGACATAGGAGGGGATCGGCAGGCCGAGAACGTCGCGGTAGTAGAGATAGACGATGCCCCAGCAGTCCGCCGCACTGTAAGCGCGGCCGTGAGGTTCGTAGGGAATGCCGACGAGCTTCTGCATCAGAACAACCCCGGAAAGCTGCCGGGCGTAAACTGTCCCGCGGGAAACGGCTCGTTGATCAGTGCGTCCGCGATCAGCTCGGCCGAGATCTGCGTCTCGCCGATCGTGACCTTGCCGAGCTGCAGCTCCGGCAATTCCATCTCGACATAGTCGAGACTGGAGCCGAGGACGATTTCCACCTTGATGTCGGCCGGCGTCGAGATCGAGCGCAGGAGCGAAACCAGGGTGCGGTCGGTATTGTCGATCGTCAGCACGACGC